AGAGCAGTTGAGGAGTTAATTAACGTCGCAAAAGAAAAAATTATTACTAACACAGAAGATGACGTTTCTGCTGATAGACTTAAAAATGCTGCAGCTACTAAAAAACTAGCTATATTTGACGCATTTGAAATACTTAACAGAATCCAAGAAGAAGAAAACTTGCTTGAGGGCAAGGCACCTGAAAAGAGAAAGAAAGAAGTCTTTAAAGGATTCGCTGAAGGTAGATCTAAGTAATGTACGAGCAAAGTTTAGTTAAGGTTGTAGAGCCTATAAAGAGAACCACTATTACACGTATGAACCGCGGGAAGAAGTGGAAATATGGTTACAATAAAGAGCATGATTTAATTGTATTGTCGCATAATGGAATTATAGGTGAAATTGTAGAAATACAAAACTTAGTCATAGCTCTACCTAAACCACCAAAAGAAATATATAAGCACGTAAAAAATAAGTGGGTTAAGCAAGATTATCCTAAAGAACTTGAAAGAATTAAAAATATATTTGACTGGAGAAATTATCCAGAAGAAAATAAAGAACAGTGGTACGATTACATAAACGAAGAGTTTAGAAGAAGAGAAGAGGGTTTTTGGTTTGTAAACAATAGTAAACCAACTTGGATAACCGGTACGCACTATATGTATTTACAATGGAGTAAAATTGATGTTGGTGCTCCAGACTATAGAGAGGCAAATAGATTGTTCTATATATTTTGGGAAGCGTGTAAGGCGGATAAAAGATGTTATGGAATGTGTTATTTAAAGAACAGACGTTCAGGCTTTTCCTTTATGTCATCTGCAGAAACAGTTAACTTAGCCACTATTTCAAGTGATAGTAGATATGGTATACTATCAAAAACAGGTGCAGATGCTAAAAAAATGTTTACAGATAAGGTTGTTCCTATATCAATTAACTATCCGTTCTTTTTTAAACCTATACAAGATGGAATGGATCGTCCAAAATCCGAGCTGGCTTATCGTGTTCCCGCTAGTAAGTTTACGAGAAAGAAGATTACAGCGAACGAACAAATCGAAGATATTAAAGGACTAGATACAACTATTGATTGGAAAAATACAGGAGATAATAGTTATGATGGAGAGAAGTTAAGTTTATTAGTTCATGACGAAAGTGGTAAATGGGAAAGACCCGATAATATATTAAATAACTGGAGAGTTACCAAAACATGTTTACGATTAGGAAGTAAGATAGTTGGTAAATGTATGATGGGCTCAACATCAAACGCATTAGACAAAGGTGGAGACAACTTTAAAAAACTATATGACGCATCAGATGTCACTCAGAGAAATAGAAATGGTCAGACAAAATCTGGTTTATACTCTTTGTTTATCCCAATGGAATGGAACCACGAAGGATTTATTGATGAGTTCGGACTTCCAGTATTTGATACTCCTGACGCAGATGTCCTTGATCCAGACGGTGGACTAATAGATGTAGGTATAATAGAGCACTGGAACAACGAGGTTGAAGGATTAAAATCTGATCAAGATGCTTTAAACGAGTTTTATCGTCAGTTTCCAAGAACAACTGAACACGCGTTTAGAGATGAGGCTAAAAATAGTATATTTAACTTAGTAAAAATATACGAGCAGATAGATTATAACGAAGGTATAGGAAACTCTTCAGTAGTTTCTTCTGGTAACTTTCAATGGGTTAACGGTATTAAAGACACACAGGTGATATTTTATCCAGATCCAAAAGGAAGATTTAAAGTAAGTTGGTTTCCACCACAAGAACTACAAAATAGAATTATTCTAAAAAAAGGAATTAAATATCCAGCGAATGAACACATGGGAGCTTTTGGTTGTGATAGTTACGATATATCAGGAACTGTAGACGGAAGGGGATCAAATGGAGCATTACACGGTTTAACTAAGTTTAGTATGGAAGACTGTCCACCTAATCATATGTTTTTAGAATATATAGCTAGACCACAAACAGCTGAGATGTTTTTTGAAGACGTATTAATGGCCTGCGTATTTTATAGCATGCCAATACTTTGTGAGAACAATAAACCACGTTTACTGTATCATTTAAGAAGAAGAGGTTATAGAGGTTTTAGTATGAATAGACCAGATAAGTTATGGAATAAATTATCTACAACTGAAAAAGAAATTGGTGGTATACCAAACTCTAGCGAAGATATAAAACAGGCTCACGCAGCGGCTATTGAAATGTACATACAAAATCATGTTGGACACATTAAAGATGGGGAATATGGTAATATATATTTTAATAGAACTTTAAACGATTGGTCTAAATTTGATATTACAAAAAGAACAAAATATGATGCAACAATAAGTTCTGGACTAGCTATAATGGCTTGTAATAGACATTTGTATAGACCAAACGCAAGCATTGAGAAACCAAAATTGAATATAAGTATTGCCAAGTATTCTAACAGGGGTAATACTTCAAAGATAATAAAAAACTAATATGAGGCAATTTCCAAGTCAAGTAGTAAGCGATGTAGAAAAAATAAGTTACGATTATGGACTTAAAATAGCTCAAGCTATAGAGAACGAATGGTTTGATAAAGAAAACTATTCAAATAGATATATACACAATAGAAATAATTTTCATAACTTAAGACTATACGCTAGAGGCGAACAACCTATACAAAAATATAAAGATGAGTTATCTATAAATGGTGATTTAAGTTATCTAAACTTAGACTGGAAACCAGTTCCAATTATACCTAAATTTGTAGATATCGTTGTAAACGGTATTGCTGAAAGACTTTACGATATAAAGGCATATTCACAAGATCCATTTGGAGTTTCTAAAAGAACTGAATATATGGATAAGATTACAGAAGATATGCGTAGTAAAGAACTAAAAGAGTATATTAAAGAAACTTTTGGTATGGATTTATTCAATGAAAATCCTGAATTACTACCTGATTCTCAAGAAGAATTAGATCTTCATATGCAGTTAAACTATAAACAAGCTGTAGAAATTGCCGAAGAGCAAGCTATAGAAACTCTACTACAAGGTAATAAATATGATCTTATAAAGAAAAGATTTTATTATGATTTAACTGTATTAGGTATAGGCGCTGTAAAAACCTCATTTAATACATCAGAAGGAGTTACTATAGATTACGTTGATCCAGCTAATCTTGTTTACTCATACACAGACTCACCTTATTTTGATGATATATATTACGCTGGAGAAATAAAAACTATACCAGTAAACGAATTAATTAAAGAATTTCCTCATTTAACACAAGAAGACTTAAAAGAAATTACTGAGTATAATAACCAGGGTTTTGGAAAATACGACAATAATAGATATAGAGAAGGAGGTAACGATCGTAATAGAGTAAAAGTTTTATACTTTAATTATAAAACCTACATGAACGAGGTTTATAAACTAAAACAAACTTCTAGTGGCGCTGAAAAAGCTATTGAAAAAGATGATACTTTTGATCCAGAAGAAAATGAAAATTTCAGTAAAGAATCTAGAAAAATTGAGTGTTTATATGATGGCGCTTTAGTTTTAGGTACTAAAAAATTACTTAAATGGGAGATGGCTAAAAACATGATGCGTCCTAAAAGTGATTTTACTAAAGTAAAAATGAATTACTCTATATGCGCGCCTAGAATGTACGAGGGTAGAATAGAGTCTTTAGTAAGTAGAATAACTGGTTTTGCAGATATGATTCAACTTACGCATTTGAAGCTACAACAAGTAATGTCACGTATGGTACCAGATGGTGTTTATTTAGATGCTGATGGACTTGCTGAAATAGATTTAGGTAATGGAACGAACTATAATCCACAAGAAGCATTAAACATGTTTTTCCAAACTGGATCTGTTATAGGTAGAAGTTATACTTCTGAAGGCGATATGAATCCTGGTAAAATACCTATTCAAGAAATACAAAGCAGTGCGGGCGGTGCAAAACTACAGTCACTTGTAGGTAACTATAATTATTACTTACAAATGATAAGAGACACAACCGGGTTGAATGAAGCTAGAGACGCCGCGAAGCCAGACGAAAGATCTTTAGTGGGCGTTCAAAAAATGGCTGCTGCAAATAGTAACACAGCAACAAGACACATATTAAATGGAGGTTTATTTTTAACACAAGAAGTTTGTGAGTCTTTGTCGCTTAGAATATCTGATATTATAGAATACTCTCCAACTAGAGATGCTTTTATGCAGCAAATAGGTGCTCATAACGTTGCTACGCTAGAAGAAATGTCTGAGATACATTTATATGACTTTGGTATATTTTTAGAGTTACACCCAGATGAAGAAGAAAAAACTATATTAGAAACAAATATTAACGGAGCGTTAGGTCAACAAACTATAGATTTAGAAGATGCTATTGATCTTAGAGAAATTAAAAATATAAAACTGGCTAACCAGTTGCTAAAAATTAGAAGAAAAAAGAAGTTAGCTAGAGATCAAAAAATACAACAAGAAAATATGCAGGCTCAAGCAGATGCTAACATTAAACAACAAGAAGCATCAGCTGCGTTTGAAGAACAAAAACAACAAACCATAGCAAGTACAGCTATGTCAATAGAGCAAAACAGATCAGCACTTGAAACAGAAAGAATGATGGCTGAAGCTGAAATTAAAAAACAATTAATGTATTTAGAGTTTGATATGAACATGAAGCTAAAAGAAGCTGATAACATGCAAAAACAAGCTATCGAAAGTCAAAAAATGGCTAGTTCTGAAAAACAAACTAAAATGCAAGTAGATGCAAAAAAAGAAACTACAAAACCTTTTGAATCTAAAGGTAATGATGTTATGGGAA